TGGAAGGTGTCATACTGAGAAGCCTCAAGTCTCTTTTGGGTCAGTAACTCTCGTAGTTCTTCTGTTGTTAAGGTTGCTAAGTCGTTCATTTGTTCTTGTGTAATGTTTTGAGATAACAAACCAAATTTTCAAGTTCTTCATCCGTCCAACCTTCATCTTTCCAAGACGGCATTATGCGTTTACCATTTCTAATGATTGCTATCAATTCCTCATCGGGGTCATCCAACCCCTTACCCTTCTTGAAGTTTGGTGCGATTCTAAGGTGGTCATGGCACGTATAACACTTTGAATGGTATATTGTATCACTCCACTCTGTATTTTGGCAAGCATTTTCGCTACGTGCTGGTGTCATCGTTATGAGTAAATCAACAAGGGCAACGACGGTCAGGAAACCGAGTAAGAACATTAGTGGTATCAATAGGTATTTCATGTCCGTTTCTTCAACTCCTTCTTAATGGATTCAATGTCTTTGTAGGCTTGGAGCATCTTCTTCTTTGCTCGTGCCCGGTCATTGAACATGGTTTCAATAATTTCTGGTAGAAACCCCTGCTTAGATTTGTCAAAATAGTATCCGTTCGCAGCTAAGGCATACTCTGTATCATTCTTAACCTTACCACCGATTACGTCCTTCACCTTAATGTGCTTATCAATATGTATGTCTTCAATGATGGTTTCTGGGGACAAATTATACTGCATGTGGAGGTGAGGATACAGACTCACCAAGTCGAAACTGACAATCCATTCGTGCATCCCCACCTGTGGGTCCTTCACGTAAGCACCTTCATATGGATGATTCTTGGGGGTTTTCTTCTTCTGTGGAACGACAATTTTTCTGTCTAGAAGGTAGTTGTGGATGATTGTGTCCCACAGCCTGATTTGAGTGAACACATCTGAATAGTTGACCTTTGCGTCATATGCTGCGGTCAATACGAGGTCGATGAACCCCCCTTTCTGGTCAATGCGTTGGACCAGTCGGGTGTCATGGATGTTGTAGTCAATGTATTTCTCGAAATTCTTTTCATATAGGTCATACAGGGTTCGATACTCCGAGTAGTCTATCTTCCTCTCGTTTAACTCTACATGGGCAATATAGTTCAGTTTGTATGACTCTCGTTTTTCTTGGGTGAACTTCTTATATATCTCCAACATGTCCAAGACAGCGATGCCTACAATGTCGAACAGTTGTTGGGTTTTGCCCATGATGGTTGTGGTTCTGTCGGTGAACAACCCCCACGGCGAGAACGTTTTAGCGACACGCTTACCTAGGATGTTGGTCGTCCTGTTGATCAAATAGGGAATATCGAAAAACGTGATGTTCCATCCTGTGACCACATCGGGTTTAATCTTGTTCCACAACTTCAGAAATTTTAGTATCAGGTCTTTCTCGTCCTTGCACTTGAGGTACTTGACGTTCTTGTCCTTCGGTGTGTAGTCCCCACAACTGATGGCGTAGAACACGTTGTTATACTCCAGTGTAATCGCAGTTATCGGTGCGAAGGCGTCTGTGGGTGAGGGGAACCCATCGTCACTTTTCACCTCAATGTCAATGTTCGCAACACGTATGAGTGATTTGTCAAAGACGACCTTGCCCGGAAATTCTTCGTTGAGATACGTGTGGGTAAATCTAAAGTTCCCATAGATGTCAAAATTATTAACACCCTGGTATCTCTGTACAAACTGCTTAGCGTCCCGTATCGTCTGAAACTTTTTGGGTTCGACGGGAGCGTTATCTAAGGTTTTGTATTGGGACTCTAGGTCTTTTGTGGGTATATAAAGGGTCGGTGAGTATAGAATTTTCTTGAAAAACTGCTTCCCATTGTCATATCCACGTACCAACACATTATTACCTACGGCATGGGCATTTGTATAGAAGTACATTATGTGATGAGTTCTGGTCCCACCGTAAGTAACCCACTACCAAAGGCTTTGCTGTAATTGTTTTCTAGTTCTGTGACTGGAAAATACACATACATCACTTTATCCCTACCAATCGTTATCACATTTTCTTTGCTCATAGGTGCACCTGGAACCATGGCAAGTTGAGGTTGACCAGTTTTACCTGAAACCATCTGAAACGCAGCTGGTTTCTTTATTCTGTATGTCTGGTCTGTTTCTGTGACATCACCGATAATTTCCTCACCGGTCACCAATCTTACTACTTTAACGGTCATATTCTAAACTCCTGTGTTACGTTCATTTTCTAAGTATAACACAAGTATACTGAAAAGTCAACTCTAATTATTCTCTCTTATAACAGTACCATCTGGCACATTTTTGGGGCAATTACTGAAAAACCTAATATACTTCTTTCGCATATGTTTGATAGGGTCGGGTCTCATCTTTTCCCAAAGGTATTGACCACCTAATATGTATGCTTCTTTTTCTCTATGCCTATCACATTCAAATGAGGCTCTAGTCTCTCTCTGAACGTGGTGAACCAACTCATGTAACAGTTTCTCCCGATCTTGATATTTGTCGGGATTAAACGTGTCACTGAGGTAAATGGTTTTTGTGTGTGCGTCATACAATCCAAAAAATTTATCAACGTGAGTCTCTTTCAATCCAGAATAACCCGGGTGATTTTTTGTTGCTCTCTCATACAATTCCTGTTGAGGTACTAGCACAACGTTTGGGTCGTCTAAATTTTCTGTGATGTAGGGAGTATGTGTGGAAATCCACACAAACAGCAGTGCTATTAATTTTTCCATCGGCAAGCTCTTTCGTTCTTTAAGCCCTATGAAGATGAACAGCCAGAAAAGCAGGGCACTATTTTAACGTTTTAATATTTTCTCCTAATGGGTTGTTTCTATCCCTTCTATTTATACTCTATTTATACACATTACATCAGAATATGCTTATGGAAACGGCATATGATAAGAACGTAAGGATAACCAAATTCCTTCTCAACCGTTCCTCCGCAGGCGTTATTGGGTTACGGATGTGAGTTATACTTAGTGCGCCTGGAAATACTGTTTTCCTCATCTTGATGGTCTCGTAAGTGCAACAATATTATAACCCTTATCAATTCTCAAATACCGCATCTGTGTTTGTTTAGCAATATCTACCCATGAAGTTGATGTTGTATCAAGTTGTGTGTTGAAATTGATATATGTTGTGGGCAAGTCAACGGGGGTTGGTGCTTCTTTTAATCTTTGTGCTTTATTCACATCGGGTGTCCACCATGACGTTTTGTTTTGACAAAACTTACTGGGTTGTAATCCAGCTTTCTTTGTGTTGCTATCCTCAAGGAAATGGAATGTGGAACAATCTTTATCTGTTACTGCACTAGCAATATGGTCAGTTGAAGTCTTTTGTGTTGTTATGAGACTTGCAACGTCAACGGTTGTCTTTGTTTGCATAATCAATTCGGCTGTCCATGATGATATTAAACCACCAGCTACCTTAGTTAAAACTCCAGAACAACCAGACAACAGAAACATACCTATAAACGTAAGCATATACAAGCTAACTAGGAACTTTCCTCTATCATTTAGTGGTGTCATTGTTTGTACTCCTTTGGAACTTTACCATAACCAACTACTCTGTCCCATTGGCGTTGTGTGTATTTATTAGTAATGTGATTTGCCTCTCTCATTCGTTGTACGAGTCTCACCGACCTACCACCAACTTGGTGATACCATCTGCTATCCTTCATCTCATCTGCTGCTGTTTCCCAATCACGGGATTTGACGGCCGCAATCATGTTCTTGAATTTACCAAATCTTGTTTGGCCAAGATTAAACGCCATGTTAAGTAGGACGTGTTGCACATCCTCTGGATACGTATAAAAATCTGAAAATGTCTTATGACAAGTTACGGTCGCTTCGTCAAGGTCTTTCAGGAAAAGCACATCGCACAATTCTTCTGATATAGTTTCGCCCACATGATAGAGGAAATTGTCCTTCGGTTCTATCAAATGACCTATACCGACGGTGGGATAACCTTCTGAATCTAGATAAACGTCAAGCCTAATGCCCTCATCATCAATTAGTTCAGTTTTCAACTGTTCTAAGTTCATAATATACTCCTTTTGTTAGAGGGTGAGGGGAACCCCGCAGCTGCCTCTCGGCAGCCGAGAGATTGGGGCTCCCCTCTGGACTCGCAGCAAAACCCCTTATTATGGACTGCGAGTCATGTTAGTTAGTCCTTCCCTTTAATGTCAACCTTGGTAGGTTTCTTTGATTCGGGAATAACATTCTCTAAAAACACCTTCAATAGTCCATTGACCATTTCGGCGTGCTTCACCTCAACATGGTCTGCTAAAGTATATGCCCGGGTAAATTCACGGTTTGAGATCCCTTTGTACAGGAACCCAAGACCCTTCTCCTCATCAGTTTCATCAACAGATTCGGACTTACCAGTAATCCGTAACGTATCACCCTCAACATTCACTTCGACTTCACTCTTACTGAAACCAGCAATTGCTAGTTCAATAACATATGTGTCATCTCCAGTTTTCTTTATGTTGTATGGGGGATAGCCCGGGATGTATTTACCAAGTTGGTTGTGGGCTGATTCCAGTTGTTCGACAACTTTGTCGAAGCCTACTGTCCACAATCCCATGTCTTTTGTATTAAAGTTTCCCAAACTCGGCCAATCTCTAAAGTTCATTAGATTATTCATTTTTATTGCCTCCTTATAAAGCAAGGTTAATATTCGTAGGAACCCACGCAGGCATTCCTACAACTGTATTATATTTATAACACACTTTACAGTAAATGGCAAGTAAATTAAACAACTGGTGACCCGTAACCCCAACCGTAAGGGACGGGACCTGAAAATGCGACCACATCACCCTCATCCACAGTGAAACCTAGTCGGGGACCACCGTTTATATGGGGGGTGATGTCTCGTCCGTTGACCAGCACCAGAAAAACTTCACTGGATGGAATGCCACAACGGTTCAGGATGTCACCTATACTGGTCCCTGCTTCCACTTCCATGGATCCATGACCATCATATGAGGATAGACTGTTGAATAGACGTACTTCTATAGTGAGAACGCAGTCACCAGAGTTGTGACCGATATTATACTCCGGTTGAGCCAAAACCATCGGAACCTCTTGTGGTATCATCAAGTTCTTCTTTCAAGTCCCATTCGATTTGGGGCACCATCTGTGGCACCATTTGTGCAATTCGGTCACCCGGATTGACACGGAAACCTTCCATTTTGCTGTGATTTATGAGGATAACCTTGATTTCACCACGATAATCACTATCAATTGTTCCGGGTGTGTTCAGAACTGTAATATGGTGTCTTGCTGCGAGTCCAGAACGGGGTCGGATTTGTAACTCAAACCCTATGGGGAGTGATACGGAAATACCACACGGAATGATTGCCATGTTGTCTTGTAGGTTAAATTTGCCTCTGGGGATGATAATAGGTTTCTCAATCGCAGCATACAGGTCCATGCCGACGGAGTGTTCTGTCTCATACGAGGGCAGTTTCACAAAGTTGGATAGCGCCTTCACACCTACCGTGACAGGTGGCTTTCTCGTTTTATATACAATACCTATTTTCTTTTTCCTATATTATACTTCGCTGAAAGAGTCCATTCCTCTTTCTCACTGAATGGTAGAATTTTTATCTGGTTCAAAGATGCCATTGGTTCGTCTTCTATCCACGGGTTCACTAATTTTACCAAGTCCCATTCGTCTAATAGGTTTGCTATGGAGTTTCTCCTAGCAATATCATTTGATGATATGTTGGTTGGTTTTCCGTCAAGGGCAAATAGTTCTTTGAAATGAACTATCGCATACTCTCCCTGTTTATGTAGAATGTGGCAAGACTGGTATAAGGTTTTCGTTTTCTTGGAAGCAACACCCATTCTTGTTAGGGTTTCTCGCACTTTCAAAAAGTCTTGTTCGTTTTCTAATGTCACTTCCACTCCCACACCTAGTTCATCAAAAACTCCCATTTAGTTGTCTCCTCTTGTGTTCTTATTGTCTGCCACCTTTGTCATTTTTATACGCAATAACTTCCAGTTCCGCATCAGTCAATATACTCAAGGCTTCCAAAGTTTTCTTATTGTTATATCCATAATACTCTTGAACTATCTTAAAGTTTTTCTGAGTGTCCTTTTTAGCCCATTCGGTAAACCTACTTTTAGGTCTAATAGTATTTAGGTAAAAATCATTCTTTAGTTTAGCAGGAATATCATAGTATTGGTTCATTTGGTTAGCAAACCAGATGGTGTCATGGAAATAGGAGAACGTTCTATGGATAAGAAAAGAGTGTGATTCAAATCCTTTTTCCATCAGGTCGGGGTCATCCGAATCACGGATGATGTCCTGACCTCTGTTAATTGCTTTCACATAATCAAACGGATTCATCTAATTCATCTAACCTTTGCCTGTTTTTTTCTTTTTCTTCTTTGATTTTCACATCCAGGAGGGTGCACCTCCTTATCGTGTGGGCAAGTTGGCCAATATAACGGGGCTGAGGTGTGGGGTATACCTCAAGTTCAACAGAGCCCGGAGTTTTTGGCGCAACATGTGTTAATATTTTTCTTGGCCTTTCACCGTAGCCTGCCTTTGTATATATACCTGCGGGTGTGTTAGCCATAAAAGCACAAGGTGGGCGTTTATCCCTAACATCCTGCTTTCCATCTAAAGTGTCAATAATATGAGCTTTTTTGGTATTGGTATACGCATATGTAGAAGGCATTTGTATCATAAACTCGCCTAAACGTTGCATTGCTATCTTTTTTGCTTCATCATCACCTATCACAAATTGCTCGACAGTATTTCCATTTGGATTCCAACCTTGATCTCTACAAAATGCTAGCGTCGCATTTTCTGCCTTTGTTAATCGATTCTTAGGAACTGGTCTGAAATATTGGAACACAATACTACCAATAGTACCTCTATAGTCCTTTTCTCGTGCTGCCTTATTTGTGCATTTTCCTACATTGATAATCCACCAGTCCCATTTGGGACATTTCACAAAAAAAGCATAGATACCACTCGCATCCGACGCCGGCAACTTGGATCTATCAACGGGCTCATCTAATATGGCCCTAATGGCGTTATTGTGATTCTCATAGAGGTATAAACCTCTGGTTCCAAACCGTTTAATTATGCCACCAGAGATCAATTCATTCAAGCTTTCATAATAGCTGTGAGAAGCGTATCCATAACGCTTCATGCGACGAGCCACTATTTTCTGAGATACAGGGTTATTATAATCTGATACTACCGCTTCTACAATTTTGGTTTTCATACTCTGTTTTTTCATCTAATTAAACTCCACGTTCATCATAATTTCTGTGAGCATCGCAACGGTGTTGATTTCGGTGTCGGATGCGAAGGCGTTCTTGTACTGGTATTCTGCCAGTGTGATGACCAACTGAGGCACACTCTCTGGTTTGGTGTAGTCATAGCAGGTGTCGTACAGTCTCCTACACAAACTTTCAAAGTCGTTATCTAGATTTGCTCCAACCCACTTTCTCATATTGGTGAACTCCTTTTCTTTCAGTGTCGTCACCAAGTCCATAAAGGTCTTGTCAGAAACCTGAACCAGAACACCAGCATCAATCTGACCACATGCCGCATACCTTTGGAGTTCGTTGATGAGTCTACGCCAGTCTGGCATATACTTCATAATCATCTCTGCAATGACCTTCTGGTCATATTGGACACCTTCTGCGTTCAGAATGTACTCAATACGTTTCAGGAACTGTGATGCTAAGAGGGGTTTTTCCTGATTGCCAATTTTGAAATTGACAATGGAACACCTGCCATGCAGGGGTTTGATAATTCTGTTGATATAATTACATGTTAGGATGAACCCACAACTCTTGGAGAACTCCTCCATGAAGTTCCTGAGAGCGGGTTGTGTAGATATTGCGTTAAGATAGTCTGCCTCATCTAGGATTACATATTTCTTACCATCGTTGACAAGGGACATAGCTGACGCATAGTTCTGGATTTTGTTTCTTAGGGTGTCAATGTTACCTTCCATGGAACCATTGATTACGATGTAGTCTGACCCCAACTGGTTGACCAAAGCCTTAGCAACAGTAGTTTTACCCACACCCGGACCCCCATGTAACAGGAGATTTGGAAGATTACCCTGTTTCAATAGGTCCGAGAAGTTGGATTTCAAACCATTAGGTAGAATACAATCATCAATTGTGGTGGGCCGATACTTCTCAACCCACAGGTATTCTTTAGTCATTGGATTCAACAACGACATAATATTTCATGGTGTCGTTTTCAAATACCGTCATACGTGTAGATAGAGTTACCTGATACGTGGCAGAAAGCAATTTGAAATACTCTATCTTCATTACGTTTCTGAATTTGGGTATCGCCTTAAGGTCTGTTAAGACCACCTTTTTATAGGTATGCGATAAGCTATCATTCACATCTGTAGCTTGCATCATTACGTTTGTACCATCACATGTAAACACGATATTGGGTCTCTGCATCACCCTAGCAGCTTTCAAGACCTCATCTAAGACATCAGCTTTGAGTTCAAATGTCAAAAGTTCATCTTCCATATCTAGCGTTTTCTTCTTGGGTGAACTGACTGTCTGTGGGTCTGCGAAACGGTATATGCTCTGTGAGGTTTTACCGTTAATCATCAGGTAATTGTCTGCGAATTTGAATGTCGGTTTGTCAAACAAATCCAAAACTCCAAGAAAGAGGTTTAGGTCGTAGATAGCAAATTCTTTTGGAAACGGTGTCTCCAACTTCGCAACAGCCAGGACGGTGTGACTCGGTGACATTGTTGCCAACTCATCCGTAGTGTCAAAGACCAGCCCTTGATTGATCGTTGCAAAGTTCTTGAGGATATCTACTGTCTTATCTGAAATATTCATTATATACTGTCACTCCATTATTTCATTATATTAGGTATTATACACCTATTTTGAGGCAATGTCAAGATTTTTCTTGTCGGTAAAATACAGGAGTAAGATAGCATAGTGAGCCAACTTGAGAAGGTCATCTTTATTGCGTCCTCCTTTTTTACCATATCGTGAAGCGTATTTGATACAGGATGCTCGTATATGTTCTTCTACGATGCCTACAGACTCCAACAAATCGAGCACCTGAACCTGGTCTTCCTGACCGACATAGTGCTGACTATACGTAGAGAGGATATATTTTTTCACCTCATCTAGGTATTTGTCCTCATCATATTTCAGCATCATTTTTTCCCTTTCTTTTTCCGTTGTTTCT